AGCCGTGCCCCTGCATGGCGACTTCACGACCATTGAAAGCAATCAATATGAACCAATCGACGTTCTTGTTGGAGGAACCCCCTGCCAATCGTTCTCAGTCGCGGGACTACGAGGCGGCTTGGCAGACGGCCGTGGCAACCTGGCCCTCGAATATCTTAGGCTTGCTCAACGAACACGGCCCCGATGGCTGGTTTGGGAGAACGTCCCCGGCGTCTTGTCGTCAAATGGAGGACGGGACTTTGGTGCCATTCTCGGGGGCATGGTTGAACTCGGGTATGGCATCGCCTACCGAGTGCTTGACGCTCAGTTCTTTGGAGTGGCCCAGCGCCGCCGCCGTGTGTTCGTTGTCGGATACCTTGGAGACTGGCGACGTGCCGCAGCGGTTTTATTTGAGCGCCACAGCTTGTCGGGGGATCCTTCGCCGCGCCGAGAAGCGGGGAAAAGTGTTGCCGGAACGCTTGGAGGAAGCTCTCAAAGCGGCGGCTTCCGCATTACTGACCTAGACAACAGCGGCGCGTTTATCCCCGTAACGGGCAAGACGCTTCTGTCTTTTGATCACGCGGCCAATCCGCTTGATGAAAACCTTATTTCTTTTGCAGATCAAGTGCGCCGCCTCACCCCGCGCGAGTGCGAGCGCCTGCAAGGATTCCCCGACGATTACACGCTGGTCCCCAATCGCGGCAAGCCTGCCGCCGATGGCCCGCGCTATAAGGCGCTAGGGAATTCTATGGCCGTGCCGGTTATGCGGTGGATTGGGCAACGCATCACTACATCGGAGCGCCGCCATGCCACGTAGCGCAACCCTCACCGGGCCAGGAATGGCGCGCTCACCAAGCGCCCATTTCCGCACCGTGCGCGCGTCCACTTCAAGCGCCATTGCGGCCTCGCGCTGGTTCATGCCAAGCGCGGCGATGGCTTCCCTGAATTGCTCAGGCGACACGGCGGACAATGCCTTGCGCGTCAACCGCCATACCAGCAGCGGCGAAGGCCGGGCGCAGCGTGTCAATCGTTTCGTCAATGCGGAACGTATTGGACAGGCTGCCGTCAGCTTTGAACAGCGCCAGGCGTTCGGGCCGATCATCACGGCAAGCAATGAAGCCGATGGCATCGTCGGGCAGGGCGGGGCGGGTTGCGGGCTTGAACATGAAAGCGTGATAGGCCCATGGGGCCTAAGTGTCAAGAGGTATTTTGCATGACCCTCGCCGCGTTCGCCCAATGGCTGGCGGAAGAAATGGGCCTGCAATGAAGCGCCGATCAATTTATGATCCGCTTCCCGCGCCAACTGCGGCAGAGATCGCCAATGAATACGCGCGCATGTCGCGCGATAGTTTGGCTATGGCCTTGGCTGCAATGGGTTACAAGCGCGCCATATTTCAAGCGCCGCGCATTGGAACCCTACTTTGGTATGAATATGCCATCTTGAAGGAAGCGCTTGACACGCGCTTAGACCGCGCCGATTGGCCGTGCCTTCTGCTACAACGTCACCGCAAAGCGCGTACCGTCTGGTTCTGCACTGTTTCATGTGACTGGAAAACTGACGGCGCCAAAGGGCGCAGCATCATTAGCCTTGCAAGTTACACCTGGGAGATGTCAGAGAATGAAGCCGCCCGTCGCATTCTTGACGCCGTTGAACCGGACGTCCGACGTGTCAGATTATGACCCAAACGACTGGAACCGCGCCCTTACCGGTTCGGCCCGCCAGCAACGCGCCGCTGCCAAGTCCGCCCGCGATGAAGCCGGGATCGTGTCTTTCTCGGAAGAGCAAGCCGCGCTGGCATTCGCGGCAAAGCAGGAAGGCAAGATGGTATGGGACCATACCGCCGGCCAATGGTTTCTATTCGACAAGGGCAAGTGGACGGTTGACGGGTTAGGCGTTGCCAATGACCGCGCCCGGCAATTCTTGCGCGACCTACAGGCGACGCCCGGCATATCCGAGGGCGAGCGCAAGGCCATGGGTAAGCTGGCCTTCACGCGCAACGTCCTAGAGTTTGCCAAGTCAGACAAGCGCATCGCCGTGCATCAAGGGGTTTGGGATGCCAACCCTTGGCTTCTAGGCGTTCCGGGTGGCGTGGTTGACCTAAAGACAGGCAAGACGCGCGACGCCAAGCCCGGCGAATACATCAGCCGAACCACGCTTGTCGCACCTGCCAAGCCTTCATCCGATCCGGTCCTATGGCGCGGGTTCCTAATTGAAGCGACCGCCAACGACCCGGAAACCATCGCCTTCCTTCAACGCCTTTGCGGGTATTTCCTGACCGGCGACGTGACAGAGGAAATGCTTGCCTTCCTGTACGGAAGCGGCGGCAACGGCAAAGGCGTGTTTGTGACCACGGTCACCACGATCCTCGGCGGCTACGCCGTTGCCGCGCCTATGGACGCCTTCACCGCAGATTCCAGAATGAATGTGGAATACTACCGCGCCCGCATGGCCGGGAGCCGCCTAGTCACCGCGTCAGAGACTGAGGCGGGCCGCGCCTGGGCAGAAAGTCAGATCAAGGAATTGACCGGCAACGAGGCGCCAGTGTCCGCGCGCCAGCCATACGGGCGCCCCTTCGAGTATTGGCCGCAATACAAGCTGATGTTTGTCGGGAACCACGCGCCGCGCCTCAAAGGCCGCAGCAAGGCCATGGAGCGCCGGTTGCGGATTGTGCCCTTCGACAATGAGCCGGCGCAGCCTGACCACACCTTAAAAACCCGCCTAGAAGCAGAATACCCGGCTATCTTGCAATGGATGATCGAGGGGTGCCTCCTTTGGCAGCAGCAGCGCCTAGGCACCGCGCCGGCAATCGCCGCGAAAACAGCCGAGTATTTCGAGCTTCAAGACGCTTTCGGCAGGTGGATGGGCGAGCGATGCACCCTGGACGCTGCATTCAGCGCGCGGCCTGGCGCCCTTTACGGAGACTTCCGTAATTGGGCCAAAGCCAACGGTGAACACGCCCCCAGCAACCAAGAATTTGCCGAAAATATCAATCGCCACAAGGGTTTATTTCGTCGCACGGTGCGGGGCGCGCATTGGGTGGCAGGTATCAAACTGAAGGATTTAAACGATGAAGCAACCTTCCCTGTTTGACCAATCGGAACCGCTTGGGGTGCAGCGGGTGCCGTGCGAAAGGCATATTTGCAAACATTCCCCATACAGGGGCGCGCGCGCATATGCGCAGGTGAGAGAGTTTGAAAAAGTCCCTAATCGCACGGCACCCCCTACACCCTGCGATGAACTAGACCCCGCCGCCGCATATCCGACCCGTGCCAGCCGGGCGATAGCCTTTGCCGCATGGCAAGCCGCTGGTGAACCCTGGCCACCGCCTGCCGGCCTGACTAGCGCGATTGCCTCCAGGCTGATCCCGCGCGGCAACAGGGGGGCCAGCCAATGGCGGAAATGACCCCCCGGCAGATCGGCGCGTATCACGCCGCGATTGACCTAAGAGACTTTGCCCAAGGCCGGGCACATGCCGCACGCAACGCTGCCAAGGAAGCCGATAGCCAACAGGGCCGGGATTACCGGGATGGGGAAGCGGAATGGTGGGAGCAACGCGCCAAGGTGGCGGACGAGATTATCCAACAGCAGGAGCGCAAGGCATGACGAAACCACGCGCGCGCGGGCGGGGTCGGCCTGAGACCCGCATAACCCTGGATTACGGGCCTGCACAGAGGCTTGTCAACGGAACCGCCTGGATTACCTACCGGGCGGACCCTGACAGCCCTGGACGCCCTTCTGTGAGGGCTGGCAAGGCCAAGGTGATTTACCACGAACTATGGGCGGGTGGGTATCTGACCCATGAACAGCACGAAGCCGCTGACCGATACCTGACGCGGCTGGAAGTGGCGGATGGTGCCCAGGTGGACACACGGGGCAATGGCGCGGCGTCCTATGGGCCGACAGCGGCGCAAGTGGCGGCACGGGCGGACTTGCGGATAGCGGACGCGGTGATAGGGCCTCTGCCGCTGGTGCGGGCAGTTGTGACCGTGATCGGGTGGAATATCTGGCCACCGGATTTAGACGTGCGGGATTTCAAAACGGCGATGCAGCGCGTGGCTGATGTGTGGGGGGTGTGGGGGATGTGATGAACTTTGATGAAGTGGAAACCGTGTATCAGGCAGCCTGCGCCAAGCATGGGG